AAAAAGCGGCGATTGATGAAAAGAGAGAAAAGATGGTATTAACGAGGCGACGGGGCACCGCGCTGTGGGGCCACGAAAACCAACGCGCTCCCACCAGCGGAAATCGCTGGCGTGCGCCGAACAGGCGGATGCCTACGCTGCAAACGTTGTGGCTGGCGTGGTTTGCGCGAATTCGCGGGTACGCGAAGCGTGCCGCCGATACACGGCCATGCGGGCGGATCCCGAGGCACACGGGATTTGGTGGGACGAACAGGCGGCAGACGAGGCACGCGAATTCGCGCTGCGGTGCGGGCAGGGCGCGGAGGCTGGAGCGGGGCAACCGTTGGTGTGGTTGCCGTTCCAATGCATGATGGCGATGGTGCTGCTTGGTGCGCGGCGGTGCATCGAAGGGCGGCGAACGGACACGCCAGCCATCAAGGTGCTGCTGGTGATGATGGGGCGCGGGAACGGCAAGACCGAATTTGCAGCCAGCCTTATTGCCGCAGCCATGCGCGACGAAACGAAGCGGCTGGAGTTTGCAAGCGTGGCACCGGACGGGCGGCTGGCCCAAAAGACTTTTGAGCGTCTGCAAACGATGACGCAGACGCTTGGCGGCACCAATTCAGATTGGCACGCCACGGGCGGAAGCAGCCCGGCACACCCTGGGCGAATCCGGCACGGCACGCAGCGTTACGTTTCGCTGCCCTGCACCGACAAGGCACTAGACGGGCTGACGGCGCGGCTCATCGTCGGGGACGAAGTTTGCCGGATGGAACGGGCATTCGGGCGGCTGCTGACGGGGCTGGCGAAGTTCCCCACCAGCCAAGCGTTTCTGATTAGCACGCCGGATCCCGAGCAGCGCACGCGCCCGATTGCCGGGTACTTGGATGCGTGCGAACGGGCGTTGGCAAGCGGTGAGCCGTTCCCGGCTGGATGGTTCGCCATGCTGTACGGGCTGGACAACGACGACCAAGCCGCCGACCCGGCAACGTGGTGCAAGGCGCACCCCGGCTTGGGCACGCTGATCGACCCGACACAGTTGGAAATCTCCGCACGCACCATGCTGGAATCGGGCGATCCGGCGCAGATTGCGGAGTTTGAAACCCAACTGGCGTGCCGCTACCACGAAGTAGCCACAACCGACATTGACCTTTCGGTGATAGATCGGCAAACCGAGGACGTTGATTGGGAACGTCTGCGCGGCACCAGCGCGGTGATTGGGTTGGATTTGAGTAGGGGCGGCTACGGGAGCCAATGTGATTTGACGGCCATGTGCATTTTGGCCGTCGATGGCAAATTGCTTCGCGGGCGCAATATCTGCTGGTGGGCCGGCACGGATATCCAACTGGACGAACGGCGCAGCAAGTGCCCGCTGGGCGCGTGGATCGAACAGGGGCATCTACGCAGGATGCCGGGCGAGTGGCACGACATGGCCGTGATCGAAGCGGAAATCGAATCCCTCATGCGGACGTATGACATTCGCAAGATTGGGGTTGATCCGCATCCGGCACAGGCGCGGGACATCAAGCGTTGGCAAGACCGTGGATGGCCGATTGTGCCCGTGGATCAATCCATTCGGACGATGGCCCCGGCGTGGAAACTGTGGGGAGATTTGCTGAAGTCGAAGCAACTCACCTACAACACCGACCCGGTGCTACGTTCCGCGCTGAATGCCGTGCGCCTGATCCGCGACAACGTTGGCAACACGCGCCCGGTGAAGGGCCGGAGTGCGGGCAACACCGATGCCGTGGTAGCCGGGAACATGGCCGCGCTGCTCATGGAGCATCACCAAGTTCGTGAGGCATCCGGCATCAACAAGAGCAGATGCCCAATTGGTTGATTGCAAATTGCGGAAATCCGGCTTGACGGTTTCGGGCGTTTACGTCCCATGCCAGCGTGGGCTTTCTCTCACGCATCTTCGGATTCAAGAATGCCGTGCTGTATGTGGCGCAGCCCGCTGGCTACGGCACCAGCGCACCGGATCCATCCACGCTCCCGGCGGTGATCCGGGCCACGCAGTTGATTGCCGCCGACATGGCGCGGCTTCCGATCAGGATCGAAGATGCAGACGGCAACTTGGTTGCCAGCCCGATTTCCGATCTTCTCAATCGTGAGGCAAGCCGCTGGCAATCGGCGTTTGAGTTGCGCCGATGCGTCACCGCCAACGCGCTGACGGCTGGCAACGGCATTGCCATCATCCGCCGCGATTCGACGGGCTTCATCGTGGAGTTGCAGCCCGTGCCGTCCGATGCCGTGTCGCTGGAAATGACCGATCAGGGCGCGGAGTACCTGATTGGCAACATCCGCCTGGGTGCCGATCAAATCCTGCACATCGGCTGCTACCCGGATCCGATCAATCCGCTTTGGTATGTGTCCCCGCTGGACGGCGCGGATTTCGCCATGCGGCTTGCAGCCGATCAGGATGCAGCCCACAGCGGGTTGATTCGTTCCGGCTCCACGGGGAAGATTGCGATCAAACACCCCGGCGCGTTGGCCGACGAGAGCGTTGAGGCGATCAGGGATGCATGGTCAACCATGCACGCAACCGCCGAGGGCGCAAGCCGTCCGTTGATCCTGCGCGAAGGGATGACGGCGGAGAAGATCAGTCAAGAGACTTCGACCAGCAACCTAGAAAGCCGACGATTCAGCGTGCAGGAAATCGCACGCGCATTCGGCGTGCCGCCCGAAATGCTGTTCCAGCAGGGCGGCGGCGCGTTGACCAGCCAAGCGGAAACGGCACGCGCCTACGCGGATGGCGCGATTGCTTCGTGGGCCGCAGCGTGGGAAGCCGAGATCACGCGCAAACTCTGTGCGCCCGGCGAATATGCCAAGATCGACACGCGCCCGATTACACGCGGGAGCCTGAAGGATCAGGGCGTGGCATGGTCGAAGTTGGTTGTTGCCGGAATCGCCAGCGTCAACGATGCGCGTCTTGCCATCGGATTGCCGCCGATTGATGGCATGGACACGCCGCAGAACGTGATGCCCGGCGCGGTTGGTTCCTTGCTTGGTGGGGACAACAATGCTTGAAATCAGAACCGGGACGTTCGACGCGGACAACAACCGGCTTTCGGGCTACGCGGCGGTTTACAACGCGCCGAGCAAGCCGCTGCTGGTGCGTGGCCTGAACAACAACAAGCCTTTCGTTGAGCGCATCAAGCCGGGCGCGTTTGCCGAGAGCATGGCAAGCAACGTGCAGTTGCTTGTCGGGCACGATTCGCGGGAACTGCTTGCCAACACGGCAAGCGGGCTTCTCACGCTGGAATCGGACAACCACGGCCTGGCATTCACCGTCAATCTGCCCGACACCCAGCGGGCGCGTGATGTTCGCACGCTGGTCGAGGCGCGTGTGCTGACTGCAATGAGTTTCGGTTTCTACGTCAAGCGTGATTCATGGAACGGCAGCGAACGGCTGCTGGAATCCGTGGATCTTCGTGAAGTTTCCATCGTGGCCGATCCCGCGTACGAGCAGACGGCGGTTGAGGCAAGGGATTCCAACTCCGCCATTGCGCGGCTTCGTCTGCTTCTGAGGAGCGTTTGAAATGAAGATTGCCGAACTGCACGACAAGCGCAAGGCACTTGTTGCCGAGCGCGATGCCATCCTTGCCGCCGATTCCATGACCGTTGAGCAGGAAGCGCGTGGACATGAGGTTGCCAACGAACTTCAGCGCATCGACGGCGAGATCCGTTCCGCGCAACTGCGGGAGCGTTTCGCCTCCTACTCCGCGATGGAGAAGGCCGTTGGCGAAGGGCAGAAGCGCAACGCCGATTGGGTTGCCACTACCGAATACCGCGACCAGTTCCTTTCGTGGATGCGCGGCGGGCACGCTCCCGAACAGCGCGAAATCAACACGGGCAGCAGCAGCGGCGTCATCGTTCCGAAGATCTACGAGGACGGCGTGCTGAAGTACCTCGATGCCAACACCGTCGTTCGCAACCTTGCCGACCTGAAGACGGGCGTGAAGGGCTACACGGTTGTCCGGTACAACAACCTCGAAAGCGCGGGCTTCACCGGATCGTGGGCCGTGCGCGATCAGACGGCAACCACGGCTGCGGTTTCGGTTGATCCCGGTTTCACCGAAGTTCCGTTCGTTCCGGTTGCTTGCTTGCCCTACACCGAGGTTTCCAAGCAAGCCATCGTGCAGTCCGATTTCGACCTTGAAGCCGAAATCATGGACACGCTCATGCGGCAGTTGTCGAAGAACTTGGAATCCGGCTACGTCTGTGGCCCCGGCTCCAACACCACGACGAGCAGCCCCGGCACCAACAACGGCCCGTCCGGCCTGTTCAAGAACAACACCAACACCAACCGCGTGACGGCGACCAGCACGGGAACCACTCGTGCCCTTTCGATCACGGCTGGCATTACCGTGGCGAATCTTCTGAAGATGCGCTACGAGATGCTCCCGGCATCGAACTGGGCCAACGCCGCCTGGGTGATGCCGCAGGACGTTTACGCTGCCGCATCCAGTCTGCTTGCCAACAACGTGCCCATCTTCACGCCGAGCGTTGATCGGGCGATCAGCACGGCTGCTGGTTTCACGCTGTTTGGCCTTCCCGTGTACGTCACCGAATTCACCCGCGTCAGCACCGCCGCTGCTGGCGTGAACGTGCTCGCCGTGCTGGGCAACATCCGAGATGGTTTCAGCATCCGCGAATGGGGACAGATGACCCTTATGCGAGATGAAATCTCGCAGGCTGCTTCGGCGCGTGTCCGGTTCTATGGAACCATGTTCGCGCAGTCCGATCACACCCGCGTGAAGTCGCTGGTTCAGTTGGCCGTCACCAACGCCTGATTCGGTTTCACTCTCACCGCCGTGGGGTGGGTTGATTCGTCAACCCACCCCAACGGTTGGGGGGCACAATGGCAATCGACATTGCGAAGGTTCGCGCATGGGCACGCAAGAGTCATCTTGAAGATGACGCTTCTTTGGTGATCGCGTGGGAAGCAGCCACGCGGGAACTGGAATACAGGACGGGATGGTGCGCCGTTCCGGTGACGCGCACGCAGTACGTTCCAGCGGAGCCGTCGAACGATGAACGGCTTGTGCGTCTTGAACGGCAACCTGCAACGGGCTGCACCTACTTGGTTGACAACGTGCCAACGGCGTTGACGCTGGTGCTTGTGAATGGGATTCACTACGCCAAACTTCCGGCTGGATTGACGTACCCGCTGCTGCTCACGGTGAGTGCAGGAAACAGCGTGCTGAATCCCATGCTGGAAATGGCATTGCTTCAACGCACGATCCAACTGGAGGCATCCCGTGGCGACGACACGGTGACGCTTTCTTCCGACTACTGGAACAGGATCACGGCCATGATGGGCAAGGGCATAGGCTGATGGCCGGGCACGTTCCATCGGGGATGCTCCGCATCCCGATGACGGTGCAGACTCCGGTTGCAACCGTCGATGCATGGGGCCAGCGCGGCGAAGCGTGGGTGAACGTGGCCGTGCTGTATTGCCATGTTGAAGTGGCGCAGACGAATGAAGTGATGGATGACATGGGCAGCGCGGTTCGCACCGATTGGCGGATCCTTGCCAGTTACCACCCGCAATGCAACACACGTTCGCGGCTGGTTTGGGATGACAACGGGACGGTTCGCACGTTCAACATCCGGGCTTGCTGGGATCGGGATCAGCGGCGGCGGCGGCTTGAAATCGAAGCGACCGAGGTGCTGCCGTGAATTTCAGTTACACCGTGAACGATGCCGAACTTCGCGCAACGCTTGCCAAGTTGCCGACGCGGCTGGTTGCGAACGTCAGGAAACGCGGGATTCGGAAGCCGCTTACGAAGGTTCGTGCCGATCTTCGGGCATTGTGGCGCAAGGCGAAATTTCGCGGCAAGCCACCGCACCGGAAGGCGATTTCGTCGGCAACGCGCATTGACATTCGGCGCGTGCGGAACAACGTCATTCGCGGCAAGGTGGGCGTGGAGTACGGGCGCAAGGGCGGCGCAAGGGCAAAGGGAATGCAGCGCATCTATCACTTGCTTGAATCAGGCTTCAAGCACAAGAGCGCAGCAGGGATTGCCAAGCGGATCTCAGGGCGCAACATTTCTGCTGGCTACGTTCGCGCCAACGGCAAGCGGATCTATCAGGAGATTTCCCGCGCCATCCTTGTCGAAGCACGCGCAGCGTTGAAAGGACAAACGGCATGACCATGCGAAACGCCATGCTTGCCGTGCTGAATCAACTCACCACGGTTTCCGAAGTTTCGGTGTTTTCCAGCATTCGCGCCGCTGGATCTTCAACGCCGTGCGTGATTTGGGATGCGTCCATTTCCCGTGTGCCGATCATGCCGAACGGTATTTGGGAATGGTCTACCAAGAGCAGCGCGTATTGGAACGTCGAACTTACTTTGACTGTTGTTGGAGACACAATCGACGGATGCTTCGACACTCTCGACACAATCCATGCCGGATTTGACGGAGGCCCATACACCGTTACCTTCGCATCCGAAACGTACAAGATGGCCATCGAATCCTTCGGCCCATTCAGCACCGAGGCGGCAACGCCGGATGACGGCCAGCAGGACGGCGAACGGTCATTGACCGGATCAATCAGCATCAATATCACGGAGGTTTGAAATGGCACTCATCCTTGGATACGGCGGCACGGTATCTCTGAACTTTCAGAGCGGCGGCGTTGTGTTGTTCCCGGTTCGCAACGTGTCGGTTGCATACGAACGTACTTCGCTGGACGTTACGCAACTCTCCGATTTCAGGGAGAAGCGTGCGCCGGGCCGGTACAGGCGAACGGCCACGTTCGACATGATCGCGCAGGATGGAAGCGCGGACAACGGGCTGCGGACGCACATGGCACCATCGTCAGTTGGTGACGCGCAGAACAGGACGGTTACGCTTGCGTGGACGGATGCCGGAGGCGTTGCCTACAGCATCACCGGGCACTTGACCAGCGCGACGAGAAACGACGATGGCACCGGGCCGGGCGCATGGTCGCTGACGCTAGAGGAAGCCTGATGCCCATCGACGTTTCCAAGTTCACCAGCCGGGAACGGACGGTGGAAATCGTTGACATTGGCACCGTGAAAGTACGGGAGCCGATGCTGGCGGATTTCAACCGTGCCCAGCATGACCCGTATTGGTGGGCTGCTTGCGTGTCGATGCCGGATGGATCGCCGCTGGTAGCCGTGCCATCGGATCTTGGAAGGCTGCGCGGTGACATTGCCGCCGCGCTGCTGGAGGCAGTCAACGCCCCGCGCCCTACACCGCCGCCGAACGGCGGCTGTGGAGAATCGCCAGCCCCGAGCAGCGCATGACGATGCCTGGAGCCATTGCCGTTTCCGAACTGACAACGCTGGAGCGCGTGGAGTTTCTGCTTGGCGTGATGGCGTGCGCCATGACGGGGCGCAAGCCGCACGAACTGTTCCCGTGGGTGAAGTCGGGCATCGACCAGTTCCAAGCGGAGGTGGGCCGTGGCTGAAACCATGAAGGCGGTGATTGCCGCCGAAGTCGATGCAACCGGAGTTGTTCGCGGAGTCAACAAGGCAACCGCCGAGTTGCAGCGGTTGAACCAAACCGCCAGCCGTGGCGCAACGTCTGCCGGGATCACGGCCACGCTGAACAGCATTCAGGTCGCATATCAGGTTGTGTCGGGCATCATCGGCAAGTTGAACGAGCGCGCCAAGAGCCTCACCGACATCACCACGAAATACGATCTTCAAGCGGCCAACGCCAAGACGCGATTTGAGGTGGAGCAGATCAAGGCCAACAAGCGAATTGCCGCAGCCTTGTCCCCAGCCGTGCAGGAATCGTATCGGCTGCAAACGGAGGCGGCACGCGCCGAGGCTGCGCGTGTTGAATCGCAACGCGGCATGATCGGCGGCGGCATCACCGGGCAAACAAAGATCGCGCTGGCGGCGCAGCAAGCATCGAACATCGGGATGGACATCGGCGGTGCAGCCGTTGGAACAGGTACGCGGACGGCACCCGTGATATCGCCGCTTGGGGTTGTTCCCGTGGGCGAAAAATTCAACCCGTACAAGATGGCACTCCAGTTTGGAATCGAACTTGGCAATCGGTTGCGGAGCACCTACTAATGGGAACTTGGACGGCAATCGAACGGGCGGAAAGCCGCGTATGGGGCTTGAACAGCGCGGGCCAAGAAACCACGTTGGATCTTGTCTACTTGGTTCAATGGACACCGAGCAGCGGAGCCGATCCGTTTCCCGGCGAATACGGAATGTTTGGCGCGGTGCCTGGGGTACGCACACGATCACCCGTGGCCGGGTCAAACTCATTCCTAAAGACGCTTGTTTGCCGAGGCGTTGATGCCGTTCCCGTCAGGGATCAAATCTACACGTGGGCGGTTACTTGCCGATTCTCCACGTTTCAGATTGCGGATGGCTACCACGTTCAAGTGACGCGCCAAGCGCAGACGCGGCAAGCGAACGTATGGCGCATCAACCCGACGATACCGAGCAACGGTGACGTTACTTGGCCCACGGGCGTGGTTGACATTGGCGGAACCAAGGTGGACGTAGCCGGGAATCCCGTCGCGTATGAGGTGCCGCAAATCCAAATCTCGTTGGAGGAGTTGTGGGATCGCACCGGGCAAAACGGCGTGAATGCCGTTGGCGAACCGCCAACAAGTCTGTTCGCCAGTTACATCGGCACCCGCAACAACACGGCATTCCTTGGTTGCGACATTGGCACGCTGGTCTACCGAGGATTCACCGTCAGTCCGCAATACGAGTACTACCGGATCCAGCATCAATGGCTGTGGGATCAGCAGTACCACCTAGAGCAGATTGCCATGCCGATGCCTGACGGTGCGCCCGTGTGCGAATCCATCGTGACGATTGCCGGTTTGGACGTGCTGCAATGCACGAAGGTTGGATTCTTTCAGAAGTACCCGAGCAAGACATCCCATTCAAGCCTTCTTGCTGCTGCAACGCTTTCGGAACTAACCGCACCCAAGCCTACTGCCGTATGAGTTGGGCACGCCCTATCTTCAACAATGGTTTCTTCGGACGGGCCAACCGTACCGTTGTCAACACATGGATGCGCGGCAGTTCGCTGGCAACCGCGAACGAAGAAACATTCGCATGGGCGCGGCGCGAGATGAAGGCCGGGAACGTGTGGGACATGGGATTGGTGACGCTGGAAAGCGCGGCACTCATCAACGGCGCGAATCCGCACCGATGGCGTTACACGACGAAAGCCGCCTACCCGGACAACCCGGACGGGCTTGCGGGCGTGGTGCTTCCAACCGAGGTTAGGCGCACCTACATCAAGGCATACAACCTGCGCGAATGGTTCAACACCGCCGTGTACATCGACAATATGCCGAACAACGCGCCGCCCGTCACCATCGGCCCGGTTGGAAGTCGATGGGACAACACCTGGCCGACTGCTCCGTTGTACGCGCTGGTGCAGTTGTTTGTGACCCGTGATCGTGCTGGCAAGCCGTTCCCCTTCTTCGACCGTCCAAACCCGGTGAGGTGCGCCTGATGGCAAATCTTTCTCTAGCAACCCCGATCCTTCCCCAGCGCATCACGCCGGGCAGCCAGTTTGAATTGCCTTTCCACGTTCACGAAAGCGGGCAGAACTTCAACTGGAGCGGCTACACGCCGAAGGCACGGATTGACGTCACAACTTCGTACACCAACAGCATTGTGACCGGAACCGTTACCAACCAAGCGGGCGGAACCGCGCTCATCACGCTCACCCGAGCCTTCACGCTGGATTGGGACACGTTCGTAGGTTCATTCGGTGAAATGACGCTGTTTGCCGAATCGGCTTCCACCAAGCGCGTCATTGCCGTGATCCCGTTTCAAGTTGCCGCAAAGGTAATCACATGAACAACTACATTCGCGCACTCGCAATCGCCAACAGTTCCGAAACCGGATCGTGGGGGCAGATCACGGGAACGTTTATGGTTCCACCCGTTTCGGGCGTGGTTGTTTGGGCAACCAAGACCGGAGGCACAACCAATCTAGCCCAAGCCAACTACCTGAATCTGACGAATGGGCTTTCGGGAAATCAAATTAGGCTGAACGTAGATGACTGTGACACTTGCAACGCGTTACAGGTTGCATACTGCGTGCGTGGCGGCACGCCCGTGATCGCAACGGGAGGATGGGAAAGCAAGTCGCGCACAGAGGAAATCGCCGTTGGGTTGTTCATGGACGATGCATGGAGTGATGTTGGAACCATTTCAATTCAGGAAAGGAGCAACAATGGCGATGTTCAGTACTACATCAAGTTTGACGTTACTGGGATTTAGCCTTGTTGCTGGCTGCTCCAGCCCAACGGCGACGATTGCACGCGAGGCGGTGAACGTGCGCGAGTCCGCGATGCGGGCTGCTGCTCACATGGAAGCAGCCGAATCCGAACTGCTGGTGATTGCCGAGAGCGCGAACCAAGTGAGCATGGCAACAGCCTACGTTTCCGACGATGAATCGCCCGTGCTGCAAGGGCTGAAATACGCGAGTTACATAGCAGGTGCCCTGGCTGTTGGTGCCGTGGCGTACACAATCAAGACGAGGACATGAGATGCAGGAATGGCAAATCACCGTTTGGATGTGCAGCCTCATGGCGTTGATGTTCTGCGCTGGCTGCTCATTCGGGTACACGTTCAGCCGCAACAAGACGAGGAAGGTCGCCAATGTTCGCAAGCGTTGAATCCACGTTGGGCAGTCTTTGGTTTGGCGTGATGCTTGGCATGATCGGGCTGGTGGGCGGCTGGCTGTATTGCCAGCGCACGGGCAAGCGCAAGTGAGGCGGCGGTGTTGCTGTGCTTCGGGCGGTGACGGCTGCTGCTTCACGTTCAACGTGACGGCAAGCCACGCGCAGTTCAGCACCCTGAACTGCGTGGTTACGAACTGCGAACTTCCCGGCGGCGGCGATTGCGAAACCATCAAATCATTCAGCGTCACGAACAACTACACGAACTGCAACCTAGCCACGCTGGGAGCGCAGCAGTTCGTGGTATCCACGCCCCCAGCAGGGGCCGATGCGAACTGCGAGTGTTACGACCAGCGGTGCGTCTACACGTGGAATCCGACCGGGATTACGTTCACGCGCCAACTGAACTTCACCCTTGGTTGCACGGGATCGCTGCCGCAGACAAGCAGCACGGGCGAGATTGTGGTGAGCCGAGTAACTGCACCGCCGTGCCCGCTGCCGAACTTCCCGTATTGCGGTTGCTGCGGTGGGCCACGGTTTTCCACCGTCACCATCGGGTACACCGCGTCAATAGTGAATCAGGTTGTGACCGGGGCGTGCGGCCCGGTTGAATACTGGAACTACTGGAGCGGAAAACTTGCTTGGGTAACGTCATTCACGCTCACCTACTGCTGGGACAACCAAAACCCATGCACGCTCACGTTGAAATCAATTCAAGTTGGTGCCACATCACCGAACCTAAGCGGTGGCCCCGGAATTTCAGGCGATGATTGCGACTGCAATGGCGGGCTTGGAAACACGATTGTCGGAACAACTTGCCCACCGACTACGGGTAGTTTCTGTGCCCCGTTCACGGGGGCTGGTGCCGTGGCCTACCAACTGGCTGGCAACCCGCCCATGACCATCAGCGGAAGTCCATGCTCATGCCCGTAGCACGCGCCCACAATCACCATCCGCCGCCCGAGCAGCCGCCCATGCCGGGGCTTGGCGATGCCGTGGCCGCAGCCACAACCGCCGTAGGCATCAAGCCTTGCGGCGGCTGCGCCAAGCGGCGTGCCGCCCTGAACCGGGCCACGCCGGGATGGGCGAAGCGGCTGCTTCATGGAATATTTGCCCGTGTGAAGCAAATGCTGCACTCCAGCCGATAGATTGCAGAAGCGGGATGCACCCGCAGAAAGAGAGTGAGCATGAGAGTGAAGCAAGGAAGCACCCAACAGGTGCGGATTTCATCGGAGTTGTGCGAACTGGTTGCAAAGTCTGCCCACCTGAATCGGCGCACGTTCCGGGCTGAACTGGAACTGCTGGTTGAAACCGGGCTGGGCCACGAAGCCGTGCCGTCCAAGGAAACGCGGGAGGAGGTGAGCCGTGGCGAATGAAATCGTTTTGGCGGCGCAGCCGTCCCCTGCTGAACTGGTGAAGCGCAACGAGGAAGCCATCGTGGCCGTGCGCCCTGTGGTTGAGAAGCACCACATTGCCGTGATCGGTGGCAAGCGGTATCTGAGCGTGACGGGCGCACAGGCCATTGCCACGGCGATGGGCTACACGACAGGTCTTGAATCCCTCCGGTACGTCCAGCCCACCGAGCACATGGCTGGCTATTGGGAAGCCATCGTGGCCGTGCTGCTTGATGGCCGCACGGTGGGCCGTGGTGCAGGGTGCGTCTTTGACAACGAATCGCCATGGAGCAAGCGGCCGCAGTTTGCGCGGCAGATGATGGCGCAGACGCGGGCCACGGGCCGCGCCCTTAAGGGCGTGATGGGCTGGGCGTGCGCCATCGTCAACGCGGAAACGTCCTTGGCCGAGGAGATGCCGCACGACGAACCGCCGCCGGCCCGCCGGCGGGCCGAGCCGGCGGACGTTGTTGCCATCGAAGCCGAGCGAATCGTGCGCGGAACGTGCGCCGCCGTGGAGGCTGGCAAGGGCAAGAAGGGCACCGAGTTTTGGCGCATCGGCATCGAAGCGGACACGGGCGGAACGGATTGGTTCGTGAGCCTTTCCGCCGTGCCGAACCTGACCGGGCACGTTGTCGAACTGCGGCTGGGCAGCAGGATGGTTGACGGCATCCAGCGCACGGTTGTCACGTCCATGACCGATTTGGAGGCAGCAGAATGAACATTGGATTTCGGCCCGTTGATCCGCATGACGGCAGCAGACTGCAAGCATCGTTGGATCAGCAGATGGCGCACGTTCGTGAATTCGTCGGTTCGCAGAATCCGTTGTTTCTCGCGTGCACCCTGGGCGTGATGCTGGCAACGGAACGTGCGGCGCAGGAAGCCATTGACGGCGAAATCGCCAAGGGCAAGGCGCACGATGGGTATCTACGGTGCGATAGCACCGCAGGGATCAGCATCAAGGCCGTTGATGCCTACATGATTTGCCTGCTGGCCTATTACGGCTGGAACAAACTTTCAGAGGACATTGCCGATGCGGAGCAGATGGATGCCGGAATACGCGATTAGCGACGAATCGCATCGGCTGTTGGATGCTGCTGCCGCATTGCGGACTACCGATGCCGTGTCGGAGCATCGGGCGGATCGCTACCCGCTGGGAGGCCATTCCCAGCGGGTGCGATTCGATCAGAACGGGTTTGCGGCGGAAGCCGTGGTGCGTCACCATTTCGGATTGGATCCGATGCCGCGCATGATGCAGTACCGCCACGGCAGCGGCGATTTGCTTCTGAACGGCAAGTGGATTGACGTCAAGTGCACCGAGCACCGGACGGGCGTGCTACAGCGTCACAAGCGGGCAAGTTCCAAAGCCAAGGCATACGTCTTGGTGATTCGGAACGGATTGCGCTACACGATTTGCGGCTGGTTGCCAGCCAAGGAACTGATGAGAGATGAAAACCAAGGATCGGGCAGATGGGCGGAAGCGTGGATTGCAAGGCAAGACGAACTGCGGTGCATCACGATGCTCCGAGCATGGTGCGTTGCCGAAGCCGTCTGACGTTTGGCGGCTGGATTTGCCGTCACGGGAGAAGATCGTGCTTCTTGCCCTGCTGGACTACGGGCCGCGTGCCTTCCCCAGCCAAGCGGCGTTGGCCCGCAAGTGCGGCATGAGCGTCAGGGCGGTGCAACGTGCTGTAGAGATGCTTCGCCGGGACAACTTGGTAGCAACCAAGAGCCGTGGGAAGGCACTCACCTATAGCGTCAGATTGGCGGATCAGATACGCCAAGTTGACGTAGGAGATACGTCAGATTGGCGTAGGGATCCTAACTCACCCATTCAACTAGACCAACCAAGCCCGGACGGGCTGGATTCTGCTGGGGAACTGGCCGAGCAGATTGCCAATCGGCATCCCGGCGCGGACGTTCGCGCCCAGCGCAAGGTTTGCACTCGCACGCTCGAGCAGCACCAGTTGCCGCCCGAGCAGCGGGATGAAGCATTCTGCATCCTGCTGCGCCATTGGCACCGGACGGGCACCGATGCCTACAGCACGCTGGCCCGGTTGCAATCCGATTTGGGCGGTGCGCGTGACACGGCCCGGCTGCTCATGTTCAAGATCAGGGGGCTGGAATGAAGGAAAAGATCATGGTTTGGCGCAACAACCGTTGGGTTGAATCAGACACCAGCATCATGCCCGAGCATTCGCACGGCAATGCGGAGGAGTGTGACCGATGCAACGCGGAACTGTATCTAGAACTATCGCAACTGCGGCCGATGCGCCGAAGGGAGGACGGCAAATGAACGATCCCGGCGACGAACATCACGAAGCATTGGTGCTTCCCCGTCTGTTGATGGAAGCAGCACGCGCAGCAACCCGCCTGGGCGAGTCGGAAGCAGAACTGGAGAAGGCCCAGCAACACTTGCTCCAACTCCGCACCCGCATCAGCACGCTGCGGATGGAACTGGACGCAATCCGGCGCAGCATCGACCGGAGCGGAAGCGGGTTTGACATCCGCGGGCTGGATGGTGATCCACGAAGCAAGGATGCACCACAGCGTTTCAATCACACCAACGGTTCATGGGAGGATCTGTAATGGGCGCACACCAAAGACGCAAGGGTGCAAACGGCGAACGGGAAGCAGCCGCGCTGCTGACGGTAATTTCGGGCTTCGCATGGGAACGTGCCGCCCAGCGCAGCGGCAAGCACCAAGCCGATTTGCAGCCGGAATGCCCCGAGCAGCGGCGGCATTGCAGCCTCCACGTGGAGGTGAAGCGGTACGTTGGCGGGCTGGCATGGTGGACGCGCAGGGTGGAGGATCGGCCTGACACATTGTTCCTGTGCGAGAAGCACCAAATCTTCTTCTGCGGTGCCAGTTCGCTGATGCGGTTCGTGGATCAGGCCAACTTGGCCGAGCCAGCACCGAGCCAAGGGAGCGTGCAACGCTGGCTGCTGAAAGCCGAGAATGACGCTGCACCAAACTGCACCGCATTGGTGCTGTGTCGGCAGGACGAAGGGCCGTGGATTGCCGCATGGCGTTACGGGGCCGACGATGCCCTAATGGCCGTCCTGCGGAGTTGGACGGCATGAGGCGGTGGAAGTTCAACGGAGGGCTAGAAACGGCTTCTAGGGCCGTTCAATGGCAAGCCAGCCGGGGAGGGACATGGACGCGCACGGCCAAGCATCACAAGGCGGTGCACCCATGCTGCGCGGTGTGTGGCAGCGTGGTGGATCTTGAAACGGATCACATCATTCCGCTTCACCGTGGCGGCACCAACGAGTGGAAGAATTTGCAGTCCTTGTGTGCCGAGCACCACCGCGAGAAGACTGCTGCGGAGGCAGGAAATCGCGCACGCCAAGCGCGAAAAATTC